AGTAGAGTTTGAAATCTTTCTATCTAAATGAGTTAAATAAGTTGCACCTGTATCTACGTAAGCAGGTGATATGTCCATTGTTTCTAAATAAACACCATCACTTCTTTGATTAATTATAAAAAGAGTATTTTCAATAAAATCTATATTTAAAATTTTATCAGTAGAAGCAGTTCCAAAAGTCCATTTGTGCCAAGCACTTTGTAATCTTTTTGCTCCTTGTACAAAATATTGATGAACATAAATTGCATTTTGTTCTTCAGAAGATAAAGCTAATAAAATATTTTCATTAGTTGCTATTGCTATTTTAAAAACATTTGCAGGTACATACTTTGGTACATTGCTTGTAATGTCATCAGCACTTTTAGTATCGTTTTCTGATTTTACATAAAACTCTCTAAATCCTGTGAATGCACCTTTTTTAAATGGAAAGAATACATTTGAACCTGAACCAACAGGTTTACAATTAGATGATGCTTCAAATTCTGTTGAAACATTTATTGAAACATTTTCTGCTGTAACTGTTCCACTTGCTCCTGCTAAAATAAATTGTGTTTGGTCAGAGAACAATAATAATTCTTCATCAAAAGAAATAGCATTTCTTAAAATAGAAACTTTATTATGAGTTCCTGCTACCGAAATTGGGTCTGTTGCTAGTACAGTTGTAACTGTTTCAGGAAAGAAATGGAAAAACTCACCACTTCTAGACATCAAAACATTTTCGTCTGCTAAAAATCCTAATCTGTTTTTGTGAAAGAAAATATCATTTATTTTTCTTCCAATAAATTCTGGGTCAGGAACACTTACTAAATCTCCACAAACTCTTTCACCCCATTTAGGAGTTTCATAATCTACACCTGAAAGTGTATAAGTTGTTCCATCTACTGGAGTACATCTAAAATTACCATCTGCTGTTCTAATTAAAACATGTGGCATTGTAGATTTATCAAGACTTGTTTTTGTTGATGGTGCTACTGTCTCTTGCCATACATCACCTGAAGCTGAATACTTTACATAATAATTATCAAAATTATTTGTTACATCACCAGTTATCTCAACAACCATGTTGTCGATTGCAGGTGAAGGTAAGTCTACAAATTTTTGTACTGTGTCTGCTACTACTTGTGAACTTGAATTACCAATATTCGAAGTAGTTATATTTGAAGGAGTACCAACAGCACTTTTTAAACCATCTCTAATTGCTTCACTATCTGTATTAGATGATGTGAAGTTATAAGTAGTTCCATCAATAGTTATTGAATATTTTGTGTCAGTTACACCTTGTAATACTGTGTAAACTGCCTGTTCTACTTTAGCTGTGCTTGTAGTTGAGGCCATTGCAGTCGTTTTAGTCTTATTTAGAATAAACGTATAATCTGCAACAGTTATGCAGTGAAAGTCACCTCTAGGGTCTGTTGTACCAAGATAAGTAGAAGCACCTGTTTGCATTACTACTGATTTTTGAACTCCTGCTGTCGTATAAACTGCTATTGCTCCATTGGTAATTTGAATAACATATCTTTCAGTCGTATCTCTATTGATAGTGTGCATGTAAGCATTGTTAGGAGTTGTACTACTTAACTTTGCTACATATTCAGTTGAAGGTCTTTTCTTTAATCCTTCAACAACAGAACTAAAACCATTTTCTTGTGAAGTTGCTTGACTAGAAAGTCTTAATACTTCTGGTTGCTGTGACACACCTTGTACTAAATTTGGTATGGTCTTTGATATAAGAGCCATTTAATACCACCAGTGTGATTTGTTTCTTGATATTGTATAATTTTGTTCAGGACTATCGAATACTGTATAGTCACCTGTGTTTGCTTCAGCTTGTCTTAAAACAACTAAAGATTTTTGTTCATCTTCTAAAGAAAATTTATGTAAAGTATTAGCACCTAAAGTTCTATCGTGAAATACTCTAGCACCTCTAATAGTAATATATCTTTTTGCTTGTTCTGGTATTTCTGCAAAATCTAATAAATAGACTTGTGTTACATCTTTAAAGTCTTGTGTAAAAATATCTGTGTTAGTAGAAAGATTAAATAAAAAGTTATTTCTTTGAACAATATCAAAATCAGATTTAGAATGTTGATAAGGATTTAATTCAACTCTTAAAACATTATTTGCTAAAGGTATTTTATTATTACTATCTTTACTTAATGTAGATTTGTAATGAGTATTAAAATGCCAACCCATACTTTGTACTTCTCTATTAATTTCATTCAATACAGATTTAGCCATTGTACCATCAACAGGTAAACTTCCTGTTAAGGTCGATAGTGGTGCTTCACCTATTGTACTTAAAATAGTATTAACAGCTTCTAATTCTGTTGTTCTAGTTTGAATTGTCATAGTTTTTTTTGAATTTTGTAAACACAGGGGAAGTTGTCTGTGTTAATCCTTCCCCTGTATCAATCTCAATTATTATTGAGAAACAACTGAAATACATGCTTCAGGTCGTAGGACTGAACTTCCTAATGCCATTCTACATGTAATTAATGAACCTAATCGTCTCGCATCATAAGTAGTCTCAACAATTAAATCTTTTAATTTAACTGTTCCAACTGCACTTTTGTGGAAAAGAACTGCACCTGTGTACTGTCCATCAACATTGTAAGTATTATTTCTACCTGTTGTACTGTCTGATGAGTGGTCAGTAAATGCTGTAACTGTTGAGTTACTTTTAATTATTGGAACACCACCTATAGAAACAACTGTACCTTTACCAAAATCACCATTCATAGATGAAAAGTCTCTTGATAATAGTTTGTCGTTGTTTGCTAATTGATAGTAAATGTCAGGTGATACAACGATGTATCTGTCAGTAGAAGGAACATCATTCTCGTCAAGTTTTTGTAAACCTTCAAAGATTGAAGCAATCATAGAAGTAGCATTCGTTTTACAGTCTGCGTCTACGATTTTGTCGCCTAAATTACCACCAGTTACATTCGGTGTAGTTTCTGCCGAACCAATCATAACAAGTTGAAGTAGGTTATTATCAATAGTTCTAGCTAAAGATTGTCCCATTTCATTTGCGTAAATTTTTCTAATATCGAAATAATTTTTTAATTCATCGATTTCAGAAACAAAAGACGATGCTAAAAGCATATCGTCTACATGTACGATTTTTTCGTTGTGTTTGATACTGTCTCCTAGTATCTCATTTCCTGCTGTATGGTAGCCACTTGTTGTAGTCCCAACAACTGGAAAAGTTGCCGATTTAGAATTAGCAATAGTTCTGACGTTTGTCATTCCAAGCATAACATTTTCTCTTTGAAAAGATGCTAGAACTTCACCAGAATATATTTTTAAAAATAAATCGTTGTAGCCAGTTCCAGTTGCATTAACTAGACCCAGTCTACTCGGTGTTGCGTTTGACATAATATATGTCTCCTTTATTTTTATTGTTAGTGTAAGTTAAAACACCTATCTACTTTTCTTATTCGAAAGTTATCTGACGTGTCAGGCAGTCCTTAATGAATTTTGATAAGCCACCTCTCTAAAGAGAGATGATGGTTTACTATTTGTATCCTAAACTATTTTTATTTTTATATAGTTTTTGCCAAGA